CCAATCCCTTGAAAAATCCACCTGTTGCATCACCAGCGGAATTCATAGCTCTGACCATATCAGTCAGCGGACCAACAGCTAGATTAGCGATCGATGTTGATGCCCCACTTGCCGCAGATTTTAATTCTTCAAGACTGTCATTCAGCTCATCAGCAGCTTTTGCTGAATCGGCGGTAACCTTTGAGAGCCTTGTCCCCCTCTCGACCATCTCGCCAATTGACTGACTACCTTCCGCAAGCAGCGGCGCCGCACCGGCCCACGACTTGCCAAGCGCTGCAGCGCCAAACGCTGCGCGCTCCTGAGGGTCTTGTATTGAGACGAAGACGTCGGCCAGTTGCTTGAATGCCTCGATCGGCTCCTTGGCGCTAATGCCGATCGCTTTGAACTTCTCCGGATCCTTGCCCATGTTGACCGACAGCTTGTTAACCGATGCGGCGACATCATCCAGATTTCCGCCAGACTTTCGCGCTGCGGCGCCGAGGCCTGCCAGCGTCTCTACAGAGATCGAGGTGGATTTTGATAAATCGTTGAGATGATCCTGCGCTTCGACCGCGCCGGTGAATATTCCAGCGAACATATCGACCGAGAACGCCGCCACCAATCCGCCGGCAATTCCCTTGAGCGAACTGCCCAGGCCGCCGAACGCGCTTTCAACCTTGCTCGCCGTATCGCGCGCCATACCGTTGACTCTTGCAAAATCGCGATCGAGGCTGTCGAGTTTGGCGGTGATTTCGATGTTTAGTTTTGGGTCAGCCATCAGTCTCGCTCGTATGGTCTCTCAGAAGAATCAATTGCTGCACCAGGTGCTCTGGATCGCTGACGCCAAGCAGGTCGCAGACTATTGGCAGCGCCGACCAATCGAGCCCGGACATCATGTTCCAGGCGGCAACGGCGACGGCCACGCCCCGGGGAGTTCCGCCTGACCTGACTTTTTCCGGAAGCTGCTGCTCGTCAAGCCAGGCCCTCAGTTTTTTAGCGCTTCCTCCTGCGCCAAGAGGTAGGCTTCAAAGCCGTCGACCACGGCCTTGGCGATGACGTTGAATAGGTCCGGCCGGTCGGTCAGCCATTCGGCGCAGGCGTCGGCGTCAAACGGCAGTGGGTGAGGGGTACCTCCACCGAACATCGACAGCTCGGTTACGTCTTCCCATCCGGTGATCAGCGAAAGGATTCCGCGCGCGACGTTGCCGCGCAGCTTCTCCTCGCGTTCGAGCGGCGTCGGACGCAGCACCAGGAACGTGAACCCCCCGGCCTCGACCCGCAACGTGCGAGCCTTGCGCAGTTTTTCAGAAAGCGCCGACATGTCAGCTCGCGTAGTAGGTGGGCGTGCCGTTACAGGTGATTGTCGCCTTGGAGGTGACCATCTGCTGCGACGATCCGCCCGGCGCGCCGGAGTAGCCGACGTAACCATTGAAGGCCATGATCTGGCCGCCGACGCCGAAGGTGAACAAGAAGGCGCGCTTGGCTTGCGCATCGCTGGCGCTCTTCATGGCCTTGAGGCCGGCGTCGGAGACGTCCCAGATCTGGTCCATGTCGTACTTCATGGCGCTCGGCAAGCCGGGCATCTGGCTGCGCTGCGAGACGTGGATCGTCGTCGTGTCGATCATGTCGAATTCGCCGCCCGACGGGCTGATCGTCGTCGCCGTCGTAATCGACGTGCCGAAGGTGATCTTCTGGAAAGTGCCCGAGCTGAAGGTGTCAAACAGCGTCGTATCTTCGCCTTCGAGCGAGAAGGCGGAGGCCGATGGCGACTTGACGCGGAAGATGCGGTCGTCGATCTGGCGCATGCCCTGAATATTGACCGCAACGACGTAGTCGCCGGCAACCAGGGTATTGGGGGCGGTGACGACGCCTTCCGTGGCCTTGCTGATTGCCGTGGCGGTGACGGCAACAGCGAGGATGGATTGCATCGCTACGGCGACGTTGGACCATTTGCGGGGAGTGGGCATGGTGTTGCTCCTTAAAGCGCCGTGCCGGGGTTGCCGGTGGCGGTGTAGTAGGTAAGCTGGTAGTGCGCGGAGGCGACGCCGACGGGCTTTTCCAGGTCGTCGTTCATTTCGATGCTGATTTTTTCCAGCAGCAGGCTTTTGGCGAGACCGCCGAATGTCTGCCTGGCCAACGCGGATTCAATCTCGGCCAACATGTTGTCGAGGGTGTCGTCGAGCGTGAGGGATTGCTTGGCCAGGGCGCGGATCATCAGGGTCAGGCGGCGTTCTTGCGGGGCGTCGGCGGTAAAACCGATGGTTTCGATGTCCTCATCGTCGGTATTGATCAGCAGGCACGGCAGATCGGCGTCCTTGAGCGGACGCAATCGGTTTTGGAAGACACGCGAGCCGCTGATTGCGAGGCCAGTGAGGACGATGGCGGCGGCTTCGCGGATCTGCTGACGGACGTGGCTCATACGGTTTCCAGTTTCAGCAAATTGAAACCGGGTTCGGCCGGTTCAATCGTGGCAACGGTATAGACCGCCGCACCGATCAGCACGGAATCCCCTTCAAGCACGGCGAGCGAGTCGTGAACCCGCAGTCCCGGTTGCGTACCGCCGACAAAGCCGAAGGTTTCGGCGTAACGCGCACGAAAGAGGCCGTTGACCCGCTGTCCGTTGACCGTCGCCGAAACGTAGCCCGGCATGTCGGCATCAACGAATACAGCAAGGTCGGCGGCATCGAACATGGCTCAGACCGGATCGCTTTCGCCGGCCTCGGCTTTGGCTGCTTCAGCCTTGGCCTTGGCGGTGGCCTGATCGATGAGGACGCCCGAGGCGAGCAAGGCTTTCGCCGCCTTGGGGTCCAGATCGACGGTGCTGCCGACGGCGAACTCTTCGCCGTCGTGGCGCAGCGGCTCCTGTACGTGATATTTCATGGGGCTCTCCTTAGGCAATCGCGGCGGAAATCAGGTAGCCGCTGAGGGCGGCGGTGAGTACCGGCGACACTTCGTCGGTGACCGGGTAGATATCCGACTTGGCGTTGCGGTCCTGGTAGCCCTGCTCAACATACGGCGCGCCGTCGAGGCGGTAGGTGTAGCCGTAGGTCGGTTCGCCCAGGTCGGCGACCGAGCCCGTTTGCGCGTAGGCGACGACGACGAACTTTCCCCAGACGTCATTGATCGCGCCGGCATTGTCGGTATAAACCGCGCCACCGACGACGACCTGGTCGACACCCCACAGCGCCGCGAGCAGATCCGGCGTCACAGTGTCACGGCCGGTGTATTTGATGCGGTCGATGATGAGCGGGTGCTGCCGCAGCTTGGCCATGACCATGGCCGAGATGACCACCAGGTTGCCGGCTTTTCCGGTCTGGGAACGAATGGCTTCCTTGGCCGTTTCGATATCCTTTGACGGGCTGGAGACGCCGGTGAAATCACTCCATTGGCTGGTGCCGGAGAGGGTGATCTTGTTGGCGGCGCCGTAGCTGGCCGCGGTCGTCGCCAGATCGGCTTGGGCCTTTTCGAGACGCAGGGCAATGATGTTCTGCGTTTTGCGTACCGCGATACTGGCGATATTGATCTTGGCCACGGCGCTGGCTTCCTGCTGCAGTTCCCAGGGCGCGACCGCTTCCAGGGCGTGCTGGTCGAGCGCGTATTTGCCCGACACGTAACCGAACTGGACGCGCTTGGTCGCCGCACCGGGAGAACGGCCGGTGTTGTACAGCGCAAAATCCTCTTTCGAGAAGGAGATGATGCTGCCCCCGCGCTGCGCGACCGGGACGGGCGGAAAGAGATTCAAGCCGACCATGGCGGCGTTCTTGTAGCCCTGCGCGATCTCGGAGAGGACGGGATCGATCACACGAGCCTGGCTGTTAGTTTGCTGTTGCATTTTGCTTCCTTTCGGTCAGGCCGCGTTACGCAGCGTTGTCAATGAGGAGGACTTCGACGAACTGCCCGGCCGCCGTCGCCGCTTCGAGCGCGATCGCGACTTTTCCGCCGGAGGTGACCCAGGTGATGCCGCGCCCCGTGGCGTCGGCCTTGAGGGTGGCGCCCAAGGCAAAAGCGGCGCCGGACTCGATGACCGCGGTGCCGTCGATATCGACTGCGATCTTGTCTCCTGAGATTCCCCCGGTTCGCGAGACGCCAATGGCGTTTCCGTCGGCTGCCGTCTGGGTGCCTGTGGGGGTGATGAAGCGGCAGGCGCTTGCCGTGCCGGTCAGGGCGATGGTCAGCGTGAGCAACGCAATGTTCTGGGTGGTCATGGTCAGGCTCCTTAGGCTTGAGCGGTCGCGTTGATCGCGGCCAGATACGTGGTTCCGGGGTGGTCGGCCTGGTACTGCTTGGCCTTGTTGTGCAGTGCCGTGCGCGGGTCTTTCGACTCGGCCGCCGGCTCTTCCGGAACAGCGGCGTGCGGCACTACGAGTGGCGCATCAGCCGCCAAGGCGATCGCCATATTGGCGAGCTTGGCGCGTTCGGCGGCCAGCACTTGCGCCGCGGCTTCCGGCCCGGAGGTCTTGCCGTCGGCTTTGAGCGTTGCAATGAGCGCCGCGTGACCGGGCAGGGTCTGGGATTCCACGGAGAGGATGCGGTCGCGTTCAGCGGTCGCTCCCTCAGCACGGAGGGCGTCGACGAGCTCGGGATGAGCCGCCAATAGGGTTTCTCGATCCATTACGGGATCTCCTTTTGCATTGAAAGTGGATTTAACCGCGGCACCGGCGGCACGTTGTTTGAGGCTGGCAATCACGCCGTCGAGGGTGGCAACACCGTCCACCAACCCGGCAGCAACCGCCTGCTTGCCGATAAAGACGCGGCCATCGGCCATGTCCTGAATGACTTTTTCTTCGGAGACGCCGCGCGCCATGGCGACGTCGGCAACAAAGATCGAATAGAGGTAATCGACCGTTGACTGCATGGAGGCGCGCCCGTCTTCGGTGAGCGGTCCATACTGGCTGGCGACACGCTTGTATTTCCCGGCGGTGATTTCGGTGGTCTTGACGCCCTCGGCGGCTTGCGCGCCGGAGATATCGCAGTGACTGCAAACGACGCCGATCGAGCCGACCGGTACCGTGTCGCCAGCGATGTAGATGGCGTCAGCCTGGGCGCCGATCCAGTAGGCCGCGCTGCACATGCCGCCATCGGCCCAGGTGGCTACCGGCTTGACGCCGCGCGCCGAAGCGATGATCGAGGCCAGCGCCTGGGTACCGTCGACAGTGCCGCCGGGCGAGTCGATTGCAAGGATGATGGCCTGCACTTCCGGATCAGCAAGGGCTTGCTTGAAGTCGCGCCCGATCAGTTCCATGCTGGACATGCCGGAAACCTGCGTCATCAGGTTGGCGCGTTTGGCGAGGATGCCATTGACCGGGATGATGGCCACGCCGTCGCGAATCTCGAAGGCTTGTTGTTCGTTGACCAGTGTGCGGCCGAGACGCTTTTCAACGGCGTCGATATCGATTTTCTCGCCGCGCATGTGCGTGGCATAAATCGCCTGGATCTCCAGGAGCTTTTCCGGCTGTATCGCCCAGGGCGAGGTGATGACGTCGAGCAGTTTCATGGCATGGCCTTGAAGTAACTGCCGACAGGTTAGATTTTTGTTTGTCTCATGTTTAGGCAAAACGTGAGACGAGATCATTTATTTGTTTTTGGCGGGTAACTCAGGGGCGATTTCTTCTTCGTCCGGGTCGATTGTTTCGGAAGGATTGGCCAAAGCGGGAACTGCCGGCGCGGCCACCAACAAGCCATCGGCTTTGCGTGCGTTGTTCTCGATGACGAGCTGCTTGTGTTTGGCGCGCCAGTCGCCGCCGTCATGCAGGATCGATTCGGCGGCACGCGTGCTGATGCCCAGTTCGATGCGATCATTGGCTGCTGTGACTTCCTTGGCCGGGTCGATGCTGCCGGGTCCGTCGCCGATCCAGGTGGCGGCGCACCAGGCGCGGCGAATCGCCGGGTCGGCAAAGAAGCCGGGCGCGCTGATGCGCCCAATCGCGATCGCTTCCTCGAGCCAGGCCTCATAGACGGGCTGGCAGAAATTTCCGGCCAACCAGTCGCGGCGCCCGCGAAAGAACTTCCAGGCGTCGAGTAGCGCCGCGCGCGCGGCGCTGTAGCTGGCGGTGAAGTGTTTGATCAGAACTTCAAATGGCAACTCCAGCGCGACGCCGATCTGGCGCACGATGGCCTGTACAAAAGGATCGAACAGGGCATTCGGGCGCCCGGGGTTGGCCGATTCGATCGATTCGCCGGGCAGCAGGTTGACGGCTTTCCCGCCGCCATCCAGCGTTCCGCCGTTCATGGTGCCGTCCCAGCCCATGGCGCTGCCGAGGTAGGCGGCTTGCCCGTCCTGGTCGAACATGTCCTGGAACGCTGCCGGATCCATCTTAACGAAAACGGAGAACATGCCGCTGATCACCGCCGACTGCAGTTCGGCGTCGGTGTAGCGCTGCAGCTGCTTGAGCGGCTCGATGACCGGCGCGAGGACGGGAACGCCTCGGGTCTGCCCCGGGCGGCGCCGCTCAAACAGGTGAATGACGTTCTTCCGGCCACTGCTGTTTCCGTAGGCGGTGATCCGGTCCCATTTGAATTCACTGCGCCGAACCAGGCTGCCGGGGTGCCGGCGGCAGATATGGTAGGCCACCGGCGCGCCGTATTCGTCGAGTTCGACGCCGGCGGCAACGGTCTGGGAGTCCTGGACGAATTGCGGATTGCAGATGCGGTCAGCTTCGATGATCTGTAGCGCCAGGCTATAGGGTTGGCCGGGGCGCTTGACGTTGGGCAGTAAAGCGAACGTGTCTCCGGATTCGAGCGCGCTGCGGAAAACCAGTGATTGCAAGCCGTAGAAATTCTGCGTGCGGGTCACGTCGCATGCGGTCCCTTCGGCCCATAGTTTAAATTCGCGCAGGGTGTTTTCGGACCAGTCTTCGATTTCTTCCGCCGCCAGGCCCAGGGCCTCGCCGTCCGGTTGAGGCTGCAGACTAAGGCCGGTGCCCACGACATTGGTGACCATGGTATTGATCGCGCCCGTCGCCAGCGGGGCGTTGCGCGTGAGATCCCGGGCGCGGGCGCGTAGCGTGGGCAGATCATAGTTGGTGTCGGTCTCGGCATCTGCGGCGCGCGGCGACCACCCGGCCAAGCCGGGGCGACCGTAACTGGCGCCGTTGTAGCCGCCCGCCAGCGTCAGCGCCATGCGCGATTGCAGGCGGCGCAGGGCGGTGCTCGGCGAAAAGATGGCAATGGCTTTGTCGAGCAGGTTCTGCGGAGGGGTTTGCATGAGATACCTTTAACCGAGAGGGGCGATAGTGCGCATGCGGCCGCGCCCGGAAGCCGCCATTGCGAGCTGCTTGACGCGGGCGTCCCACAACGTCACACCGCGCTGTACGACGTCGAGGTTGGCGCGGGTCAAGGTCTGCCCGTCGATCTGTACGGACTGCCCGAGAAGAATCTTTTCTTCCGCGGCGAGATAGGCATCGAGCTTGATCTGCGCTTGGGCGAGGGTAATTCCGGCCATGGTTGCTCCTATGAGTGAACTCAGGTTAGCGCGGGGGCTGTCTCATGTTTAGGCAAAACGTGAGACGTCAACGCTTCAAGTAGCGATAGAGGGTGGCGCGGCTGATGCCGTGGTGTTTTTCGATCTGCTCGACGGGCTGGCCGGAGAGGTAATCATTGACGACGCCCGCCGATCTTTTTTCAGAATCGTCGTCTTTCCCGCGTTTGACGTAAAACTTTTCTCCGTTGAAGTCATGCCGAAAAGCGCGCTCAACTTCAAAAGCGACCGATTCAGTGAATGTTCCCTCGCGCTGGGCAGCTTCGAGCAGGCGGTTGATCAGCTCATGAACGATATCAACGCTCATGCCGAAGCGCCGCGCTTCCATCCGGCCAGGCTGACGCTGCCGGATGAGATGGTGGTTCTGGCGATGATCGCCGCCGGGACGGTTCGTTGCAGATTCTGTTCGCCAAAGAGGTCGGCGACGATGGGCTGCACGCGCGCTTCCAGGTCGTCCCAGAATTTTGCCGGCTTCTTCGTCAGATCCAGATGCGTCTCCAGCCATGTACCATACACGGCGCAATCCCAGGCTTCAACGCGCTTGCGCAGCGGCGTCCAGCGCGATTCGCGGCCATGAATACCAACGCGTTCAGCGCGGGCCTCGCCGGCCAGTTGCTTGAACCACTCGTCAGAGAGCTCGTTCGAAAAATGCAGGTAGCCCGGGCCGGGCTGGGTGAGCTGCAGGCGGCTGTGCAGAAGATCCTTGGCAAGATTGGTGCCGACGTGCCAGAGCAGCAGGCCGCGCTTGCGCAGCTGGCCGCGCCAGTCGATATCGACTTTCTGCACGCCGTTCTTGATGTGCTTCTCCCGGCCAGGGCTGCCCCTGACGGCGAACACCTTGCGCCGCGAGTGTTTTTCGCAAAAGCTATAGACCGCCTGGGTGAAGTGGCCGCCGGAATCGATTGAGGTGGCGAAGACGCGCAGCGCCTGGCCGCTGGCGTGTGGGAACTCGGTATTGAAAATCAGTTCTTCAAGATCCTGCCAGACCTCATCCTCGCCCGGGCTACCGTAGAAGATTTCATGCGCGATGGTCCAGGTCTCGCAGCCGCGTCCGTAGCCTCGAATGGTCACTTCAAGGCGATTATCCTGCGTGTCGCCACTCGCCAGCAGCAGCACGCAGCCCATGGGTACCGTCTTGAGAGCGTAGGGCTCGGCGCGCTGCTTGAGTTCGTCACTGTCGGTTTTCTCCAGGCTTTCTTCCCAGGCGCGGCCGAGGGTGGTATTGGTAAAGGCCTTGAGTTTGGAGATGTCGCCTTCCTGGGCTTTTTCATGTGCGGCGATAAAATCGCGAACGATGTTCGGCCAGCTGGCCGCGGGGCTATAGGCCGTCCAGACATTGACGAAGGCGATATGGCGCGGGGCCCGGAGTTTGTTTCCGGAAACGTCGCGGAATATCCCGGCATGATCCAGCGTGATGCTGCCATCTTCGTTGAGGTAGTGGCCCCGCTCCCAGATCGACAGATACTCGCCCTGGGCGATCAGAGCGCCGCAATGTGGGCAGAGGTGGCGAACGGACTCTGGATCGCTGCCGCCATCCGCGCCGGACGTCCATTTGAAGCCGGTGGTTTCGGCCTTTCCGCCCCAGGCGATCGGGTGGTGTTCGCCACAATGCGGACACGGCACGACGTATTCGAAACGTTCATCGGCCAGCAGCGTTCGCGTATAGACCAGCGAGAAGCCTTTGAGCTTGGGCGTGCTACCGACAACCAGTTTCGGGAAGGTGGCGCCCTCGATGCGCTTGGCAGCCAGCGATATCGGGTCGCCTTCCTTCTCGATGTCGTTGTCGAAAGCGTCGGCCTCATCGATATAAGCGACGTCGACGCTGATGCGCCGGTAGTTTTTCGCGGCTTTTCCGCCGCGCAGGTGCAGCATTGAGCCGAGAAACTTCTTCTGCTGGAGCGTATTGTCTTTGTGGCGGGCAAGGTAGGCCGGGAACACGCGCTGCATGGCCACCACGTCGCGCAGCATGGGGTCAAGCTCGGTCTTCACGAACTCGTCGCGATCATCGTCCGTCGGCTGCCAGATGGCCTGGTTACGCCGCTTGTGCTCGGCGAAGTAACCGATCGCCGCCAGCATGATCTTGGTGTTGCCGACCCGCGCCGCCTTCGGCCAGTCGATCTCCTGGATATCGTCGTTGGAGATGCAGGCCATGATCGCGCGCTGGAACGGCCAGGCGCGCCACTGCTGCTCAACGTAGGAGGATTCGGCGGACAGGTAAAAGTGTTTGGCCGCCCATTCGACCAGCGACATGGGTTCCGGTACGCCAAACGCGGAGAGGCCGCGCTTCAGGTGCTCGGCGATCACCGCTTTTCCGATGGGGGTGATCTCCGATAAATCCATCAGTCGATAACCTCTTCGACGACGGGCGCTTCGTCATCACCGCGTTGTATATCGTCGCGCAGATCCTCAAGCGAGACCGCTGCGGCGATGTTTCGGGCGCGAGCGATTTCAATGGCGATCAGATCTAGATCGTCTGACGCCAGCGAAGCCACGCGCCGCTTGATCATTCCTGGTATCGCGTCAAGAATTCCGGCCACCTTGCTTCCGGCCTTGGCCAGCACTTCCTCGATCAACATCACCGGCGCCAGCTCGCGGCGCGTGACAGCGTTCTGCATCTCGATCCGCTCGCGCTGCGCCTTGGCCAACCCGGCGCGCTCGGTGGCAAGATCAAGATCGCCGGAGGCAGCGCGGCCGGCGGCCTGCTCACGCAGCAAGCGAATGTACGCCACACGAATATCGTCCAGCGTCGCCGACTTCCAGTCGATGCCGAGTCGATCAAGCCATTGGCTGGCCGCCTGTTGGCTCATGTCGAGATGGTCGGCAATATCCTGCTGAATCAACACTACAACCCCCTTATAAAAATGTCGTGACTAGCGATTTAACGTGGTTCTAATTACCCTTGACGGGGCACTTCTCGGGAGGACCCGCGCATCATCGGGTGGTGCTCAAAGCCACTGCCATGGCCTTGTTGAACTCGGTCTCCCAGGTGCGTTCGACGGTTCTGCGTGCGACGTACTCGAAGTCGAAGGTCGCTTCGTAGATCGCGTGCGGAACAAAGATGATCACTGGCTTGATGGCGCTGCCAAGACCCATATTGAATCGCTGCCAGATACCGAGCGGAAGGCGATCGCCTGGGCGTCCAACAAAGTAGGCAAAGCCTTGCTTCTTCTTGGTTCCTTTTGCGAGGCTGGCGCGTCGCTTGTCAGTCATGTTGGCCTTGTACCCAGCTTCCGGAAATGCCTTGAAGAACGAGAGTATCTGAACGATCTGACCGCCTTGCATGTTGCCGTATGCATCCATCTTGGCTGCCGATCCAGGCACCGCCCGGTATCCTCCCGGTAGTGCGCCTACGGCTTGAAGAGCCTTCTCAAAGCGCTTCACGCGCCGGCTTCCCCCGTTGATCTGAGCTGCCAGGTACTTGCTCGCTGCGATTCC